GTCGGCAGCGTCAGATGTGTATAAGAGACAGGCGGTAGCCGCATTGGCGGTATCCTGCGCGGTCTTCGCCGTACCATTGGCCGTGTCAGCTGTGCCTTGAGCGTTCTTGGCGGCGGCAGCGGCATTCTCGGCGGTCTTCTTGGCGTCGGTGGTCTTCGCGGCGTTATCCGCGATATCCGACTTCGCCTGAGCGATTTCGTCGGCATTGCGCTCCACGTCGGCATAGCCCATGTGGTTCCAAGCGGCACCATCCCAGACAAGCGTGTCAATCACACGATCGGACAAGGGCACCAAGACGCTCGGACTGTTGTTCGGCGCGCCCGTCCAGTACGTATAAAAATCGGCCAGCATGGACGGCGAATTGTTCTTCTCACCCTTCCAGCGCGTCCAATACTTCTGCGTCTTGAGCCACAGGTCGCCGACGATGAGATTGCCCTTCGGCTCGTCCGGCCCGCGAAACGTATGGTTCTTCGAGTGGGCCTCGGCATACGCCTGGGCGGCGGATTCCTTCGCCTTGCTGATCTCGCCGTTCGCCGTGGTCAGATCGGATTTCGTCTGCGCGATGTCCTTCCGGGCCTGCGACAGGTCGGATTGCGCCTGCGTGAGCGTCTGATTCGCCGTGTCAAGGCTGGTCTTGTTGGCTTGGATATCCTTCTGCGCCTGATCGAGCTTGGCCGTATTATCCTTCAACGCCGTCTGATTGTCAGCCAGGTCTTTTTGGATCTGTTTGACCTCTTCAGGCGAGACAGCCGATGCCACGGTGACAGTGGCGACTGCCGACCAGTCGGAACGGTTGCCCGCATGGTCGATAGCACGGAACGCATATGTATGCGAAGAGCCAGCCGTCAAACCAGTAATCACATAATCGCCAATACCAGTCGAAACAGCTGCAATCTCCTTGAAACTACCATTAGTCAAACGTTCGCCAAGAATGTTCCTGTCCCAGTCAATCGGCATGGAACCACCATCAGCAGTTTTTCCATCCCAATTAACCGAAACCACACCCAACTCAGACGAAAGAATCGGCTTAGACGGTACAGGAGGAGGAGTCGTATCCTTAGCGACAGTCAACGCGAACACGCTAGACCATTCGCCCATCTGATCTGAATACGATGGGACAGCACGCACTCTGATAAGAATCTGAACACCGCAATCCAGATTCGACCAAGATAACGTATGCTCAGTGGTCGTGCCAGCGGAATGCCACTCATACCCAGTCTTGTTCACACGATATTCGACCGCATACGACGTGATGTCCATGGTGGTGCCATCAGTCGCCAACGTCACATCATCCCAACGGGCCGTAACCATGCCACGCGCATACCCGTTCACATTGATATAAGCGTCGGAATTGGCCGACAGATTCTGCGGAGCCTTCGGCACGCGATGGTCCTTTTCAGGAGCCGGAATCGCACCGGACGCGCCACCAAGATGAGCGCCGCCAGTAATACCGTTCATACGCTTCGTCAAACGAACCGAGGAATCATAATTCTTGTCGTTCAGAATCAGCGAAGCCTTGAACCCAGTCGAGTCGAGTTGCAAAGTGACCTGTTGGACACGGACCTTCTCACGGTTCGCCACAGTCGGCGCGGTAATCCAATCGCCTATCGTGTAATCGATGAGCGGCAGACAAGACGCTTCGACCACGTTCACGGATCGCGTGTACTGTCCGCGAACCCTAGCCGCGTTAGCCAACGTTGGTTTGATGAGATGTTCGGCGGTCTCCTTCTTGTTCACACCCTGTTGGCTTGAATACAATTCCCAACCGCCCCAAGGCTTCGGGGCGTTCGGATTATCCTGCCGGAAATTAATATTGTCGCCACGTACAAGGATCGAGGAAGCCAGACCATCAATACTCTCATCGTCAGGAGCTTCGGACACATCCTGAGCAAGCGTCACCACACACGATTTAGACAAGTCACGGCAGACGGCGACGCTATCGGCGTTCCATAACAGCAGTTGCCGGGCATCAGTACGCCAATCGCATAAGCCGTTGTTCACCAGCGAATCCAACACGTCCTGCATTGAAATGCCAAGATCATAGTAGATGCTCGGCAGCATGTAGCCCCACTGCTTGCCAGCGGAATCGGCACCGGAAGTGAACCGGCTGCAATCAACTTTCACGCCGCCACGATTCCAATTCTCATCCATGAACGTGCGCATGATCGTACCGGCATTTGAATTTGAGAATTTGCGAGTGCCTTTCTCGTCTCCGCTGGTCTCCAATCTGGACGTGTCCAGATTCAGAGCCTTCTTCAACAGCCACCCGTAGGAAACGCCGGTCAACGACACCGTGTCGGACACGTCCAAAGCGTTCCTTGAACGTGAGGCGATGACGAACCGGCCATTATACGGTTCAATCCAGCGTCCACCATCAGACACTTCCACGGCGATTTCCAAGCCGGTTTCAAGACGCCGGTCAAGAATCTCACCACGCAAAGCTTTACGCGAATAGCTGACGGTCAAAGCACCTACAGCATCATGAGTGAACGACACAGTATAGGAAGTCGGCTCAGGCAGCAATCCAAGCTTGCTTCCATTGGCCTGATATGCGACAAGACGAGATTTTAGAGTCTTACCCATAAGCATCCCTCAACTTAAAAAGAAAGAAGCCAGTGGAAATCACCACCAGCTTCTCTTAAACCTGCACGCCACATTCCCGGAACCAGTGGCCTTAACTGCAATCCTGTAGTCACCAGAAACATCAGGATTGACTTGCAACCTACCGGAAGGCAGATAATCCAATCCGACTGTCTCGTTCTGAGAACCGCCAGACCATGCGGAATCACTATCGGAACTCCATGCAGTCAACGATCCCGCATCCAAATACAAGTAAGGCCGAGCATCCACGCGCGTGCCAGACCATGTGATACCGGTACCGGATACCGTATCCTTCACCGTTATGCCCGTCACACCTTTCGGGAAACGAAACACCATGTCTGTTATGGGACCGTCACCGCAACTATACGGAAGTTGAGTGGAAAGCACACTCGGACTAGCGTTCGGAACGCCCTGCCAGAACGTGTAGTATCCGGCGGACGGCATCACCGAACCGCCGGACATGACCTTCCCGCCATTCAAAGGCAAAGAAACAGTCTCATAGGCTACAGAACGCCACCACACGTCAGGCATGGCGAACACGGCAGTGAACGGAACAAACCTGTTCGGATGACTCTTTGAATCATCAGGACTCAAAGAGGTCAACTCGACACGGGTACGCTGCTCGACACCATCGACAATCCGACTCATGACAAGATTCGGCATCGTGCATAACCGCATCAGCCTGGATGATTCACCAAGCACGTCAGGCTCCCAAGCGCATACCTGCAACGACAATTGACGTTCCGAAAACCTAGGCGTCATGCCGGAATGGATAGAACCATGCCGTTGCGGAACTGTCGAAACGGTACGGTCAACACTGATGGCGCTCAACAATGTCGAACCAACAGTAACGATGCAGTTCTCCGAATCAAGAGGAACATTATTCAACTTGTAGAAACACGTGGAAAAAGCCACGATACTCCCCTCTCACATGCCGATCATCGCAGCCTTGTCCAACTTCTGATTCGTCTGAACCGAGATTGGCGTGATAGTCGGATATTGGAAGTTCTGCGTGATGTTGTACGTAGGGCCGCTTTCAAACTTGACATCGTCGGAAGAACCCGCCGAATAGTCCGAAACCATGGAAGGCATCGAAACACGAGTCATACGACGCGCGTTCTTCAAATACTGGCTTGGAATGTCGCCACTCGCATTGATGGCGCTCATCACTCCCTTGCCGTACAGGGCCTCCATGCTATGCACTGCGGCGGCACGCACAACATATTCACCAGTGGACACGTCGGTGGAATCGTTCAAAGCGATGGAATCGCTCGTATTCGTTCCACGTCCGACGATCCTGCCGGTGCGGGTCACATTATCGCCCTCGACCTCACCGCCTGTGGCACGTCCTCTCTTGGTTCCGAAAATAGCGTTGAACGTCCTGCTCGCCCAACTTCTGCCCTCGGCCCACAAAGTGCCGAGCATTCCCCAGAAACTACCGGAAATATTTCCACCGAACTGTGCGTTATACGTGCTTCCATTCCACTGGTTCGCGGTGCGCTCAGCACTGCGTTTCGCCGGCTGGGTGTTGTCCCTCGCGCCGAGTGACGCGGTGGGTCTCAACGAACCGTAGGCGTTGGCGTCGCCTTTCAAATAGTCAATGGTCATCGAAGCAAGATCGGAAGCCTTCAGATTGGTCGTATAGCCATTGCCATCAGTGCCTTTCTTGAACAGGTCGGCATGTTTCCTGACCTCATCGGTAGCGACAACGGCCTGATTGCCGTTGGCATCCAACACGATGGTGTATTTGCCTGAACCGTCTGTGCTCGCATTGTTCATGAGATTGTTCACGGTTGATTGAACCTCATCCGCGCTGGACAATGCTCCGCTGTTGATGCCGTCAAGGACCGTGGTGAAGATGGCCGTATTGCCCTCGCCGGGGAACAATGCCCGCAAATCAGACAAGTAGGATGTCAGATTCTGCTTCGACTGTTCCGTTTCGGTCTTGAACAATGTCTTGACCTCTTCAGGAGTCAACCCATACAGTTGTTGCAGTTTCTGAATCTCCGACTCCGGTACGCCCATCGCTTTCGCCGTCTCGTAGAACTGTGTTGACAATTCCTGCTGTTTCGCATTCACCTCATCGGTTGACGCGCCGGAAGCGACCAACTGTTCAAGCCAATCATGGCCTGTCGTAGCGAGATTCTGCAAGCTGGTCTGAGCCAACTGTCCAGCCTCGGTCATGTTATTGAACGAGTCTGCGGCACTGTCCCAAACGTTCTGTACGCCCAATTCCTTGATGCGCTGGATGGAATCACCCAAACCGTTGTAAATCTGACCATATTCCGTTGCGACACTCAAAGCGTTCTGCTGCGCGGTACGCTGATTATTGACAATGTCGTTGTACTTCTGTGCGGCACTGTTCAACATCTGCTGACGTTGAGATTGAGTCGCAATGGCAATGGAAACCGAATCGGAATCCTCACCCATCTCGATCAAACTCTTCGCATAGCCGGCAGCATGACCATTCGCGACGGAAGTCGCTTCCGCATTATCGATGTACTGCTGACGTGCCTTTTCCATTACTGCTATAAGCTTCTTGGCTGCACCAGCTTCATTACCGTAATTCTGCGTCGCGGTAGCCGAATAAGTGCTGTGAGCATCATATGTGGCCTTCAACTGATTCATCATCGAGTTGTAAGCCTTCGTACTGCCGCTCGCAGCCTTGCTCAGGTCAGTGGTCGAAACACCAAGCTTGTCGGCGGCTTCGGCAGTATTCTTGAATCCAGTTGTCCAATCATCCAACCAGCTCCAACCAGTCTCAGCATAATTACCGTCCTTGAACGCATCCTGAATCGCGGAAGCGACATTGGATAACGCGCCGGAAGCTTCGGCGGCCGAATCAGGAATCTTACCCAACGCTGTCGCAATATTCTCGGAAGCACGCTCAGTCGCCTGGGCTTTCGCATTGTAATCGGAATACGCTGCGATTGCTGCCGTAATGGCAGCCACACCCCAAGTCACCGGATTGGAAAGCGTAGACGCAAGCATCCCACCCAAACCAGACGCCACGGCCTTCACCTTGCCCATCGCGCCCTCAGCAGAGCCGACATTCGACACGAACTTAGAAACAGCGGGATTAGACGCCACCCACCCCTGAGCGACATTCTTCAACGTCACACCAGTACCGGCGGAAGTCACGCCCAACTCCATCAAAGCCTTCTGCCATTGCAGCGACTTCATCGTGTTCTCAACCACGGCAAGCTTCACCGTGTCCAAAGCGGTCTTGCCAGCCTTGCCGAACGTGGCGAACACGCCCAACGCGGCCTGAATCGGTTCCGGCAACGCGCTGAAAGCCTTAGCCACAGCCTCGGCGGCGGTAGCGATAGCCTGAATCAGCGGAGCAGAAGCACGAAGAGAAGCAGCCAATGTGCCGCCGAACGTCTTAGACAGTTGCCCGACAGTCGAAAGCAGCTGGCTGAACATCGGACTCACATCGCCAACAGCGTTGAACACCTTCTGGAAACCATCGGAAACACCAGACGAGAAATCGGAAATACCACCGCTACTGTTCTTCAACAGGCGGCTCACATTCTTCGTGAACGAAGCAATCGTCCTACCGGCATCACCGAAAACATTTCCCACGGTATGCCGCAGAGAATAGCCAGCGTCACCAATCTCGGAGAATGAATCACGCATCGCGGACTGCGCCACTTTAGCGCCAACGGCCCACGACTTCAACGTGTCTTGGAACTTTGCCGAATTGACAGCCTTATCCGCCTTCTGCAACTCCTTGGAGAAGCTTTGGATGCCATTCTGGTCCTCAGCCAAAGCGGAATACAAGCCGGAAGCAATACCCATGAGCGCTTTCACGGAATTCTTCAAATATCCAGCCTGTTCAATGACACGCTGCATCGACTTCTCAATCTCACCGGACGCGCGTGCGTTATCGACCCAACGTGCGAACTGATCCGCAAGCTCACTCACATACCGTGTGGCACGAGGGAGATACTGGCTAGTTGAATCGCCAAGATTCAGGAAAGCCTTGACAAGGCTCTCAACACCCGGTTCCAAATAAGTCAACGACTTATTCACATCGTTGAAAATGCTGGATACGACGCTTGTCTTATCGGCTTCCTTGACCATCTTGGTCATGCCGACGACGATTCGTCCCTCATGGTCGGCAAGAGTTGACATTTGGGGAATCAACGTGTCGGCAATGGAATCAGCCAATCCACGGATGGCCGGACGGGCCTGACCGTAGAACGCGTTAACCACGCTGTCGGACAGCTTGCCCAGCTTCGTGGATGCAATGTCGATCTGCTCGCTCCAAGTGGCGCCCTTTTCGCCCCAAATCATCTTCACGGACGCATAGGCGGCGCCCAATCCGACGAGAGCGGCAGGAGCGGCCAATGCGGCCTTCGACATGGAAACAATCGAAGCGCCGACGCCGAGCACGCTACGGGACATGTTGATAGCGCCAGCGGAAACACCGGCGAACACGGTACCCAATGCGGAAAAGAACGGAACCTTCTCATCCAGCGAGTCCATGAAATTCACGAATTTCTGGAATTGATTGTTTACAGCACGCAAGCCTGTCGCGCCATACGTCATGCCATCCAGCATTTTGCCGAAATCAGTGGCATGGAGTTTCGCGTAAATCTCGACGGAACGAGGACGGGTGAGCATGGCAAGATGAGTACGGGCACCAGCCGTTTTAAGGTCGATGTCCATTTCAAGCTTCTTATAATCTTCTTGAAGCTTCTTGGCCTTCTCACGCGCACGGGTCACATCCAAATCAAGATTGACCTCATAGTGGTAGTTCTTGTCCTTGCCGGAATGGAACGCAGCAAGATTCAGCTTGTCGATGGCTGACCGGTAGTCGGTCTCGATGTCGTTCGGAAGACTGCGGAATTTCCGCTTCAACGCTTCAAGTTCGCGTTCCATGCTTTTCGCGCCGTCGAGATAGACCTTCGCATGGGCGTCCATCCCATCGACCTGCTTCAGACGCTTGGACACGTTCTCGAGAACGTTGACGACCTCGGAAACATCGTTGACGTCAACACGGATGTTCGCCTTGCTGTCATGCTTCAACTGCTGCATCGCATTGTCGAGCTGTTCGACGAGACGGTTGGCGCGAGCCATCGAGACATTGTTGGAACTGCCCAGAGGCTTGACCTTCTCGATCGCATCCTGCATACTGCGGATGTGCTTCTTGACGTTATCCAAAACGTCGATCTGCTTGTTCGCGTATGCCGTGGTCAATCGCGTGTTGCGTTTCACCGCGTCCTGATACGATTTGCTTTTCAGCGTGACCTTGCGCCAAGCATCGCCACCATTGGCGATACGCTTGTTCATCGCGGAAACGGCCTTGTCGGAAGACTGAACTTGCTTGCGCATCGTTCGCAGATCACGCAAAGCGTCGGTCAGCTCGACTTTCGGGGATACTTTACGTTTATCAATGTCCCGAAGAACACGTTTCAGATCGGAGTCATCGCCACGAATCTCAACATTCTGGACGATGCCATCATCCTCGATACGCCTTTTCGCCGCACGCCAACGAGACATGTCAACGTCAGGCGTCACACGAACATCGAAATCGTCATCGGCGTACCTGGCGAGCTTACGGCGGAGTTCTTCGCCAAAACCCTTGGTGTTCGGATAAATATCAATTCCAACGGAACCGGCGAGATACTCCACCATAAGAACCCCTGTTTTTCAATCACATGCCCAGAAACGCCTTCATCGACTCGAAGTTGGCGGAAACACGCCTATCAACGCCATCGGCGGAGTGAGGGGGCATAATCGGTTTGAACTCAGGGTGCTTGCCATCCTTGAACTGCAATGTGCCGGAAACCAGCAAGCCGACCTGATTGTAAATACCCAACAGCAGACTCGTATCCTGAGTGAACCCGTGAAAACTCAAACCGGAATCACTCTCGGACTCGGCGCTGGCACGCTCATCAGGATGGTCCAGCAACCATTCCCGATACAACGACTCGTCATAGCCGGCAAGACCGCCGATAAGGGTCAAAAGAAAACCGCCGTCATACTCATGCATGGCGGCGGGAAGATTCAGATTGTAGAACCTACGGAAATCACACGTAAGCTCTACTTTGCATTTCCGGTAGGCGTCCTTGACGCTTCGGATTTTCCCAAGGACGCACCATAGAATGCGTTAAGCAGAGTGAACACCTGCACCAGAACAGTCGGAGTCCTGCCAGTGACCCACTTGTGGTAGGCGTCAACGTCCTTGGCGATCTTCTCGAAGAAACTATCGCTGGCAGCCACCATCCTGGCTATAGCCAGACTTGAATCGACATCATCGGAAGTCTTCTTGCGGAACACGCCGTAACTGTCGGACGCCACGGCATCGACGACCATGAAATCGCATGTCTGCGCCACGGAGAACTCATGAGCCGGAACGAACTCAGGGCATCCGGCCAGTTCCTCGTGCTGTTCGACGAACTCAGCCAGCGTGTCAGGAATCTCCGGAACGGTCTTAACGGTGTTCTTATCAGTTTTGGAAGCCATAATCTGTAATCCCCATCAAAAACCCATCTGCCAATCGTTGGAAAGAATTGCCCCCGCACGGATGGGTACATGCGGGGGCAATGGGAAATCTCAGCCTTTCGAGGTCAAACCCGATACGGTCTGGGAGGAATTACCCGGATTCTTACCGCTGGAATCCGGGCTGGTTATTTTGACACGAACGTCTCCGGGGCGAAAATCTGGTACGCGCCAACCTCACCATTGGCACCGGCCTTCAGCACGCTAGTGGATTTCACGACGGCGTTGAAGCTGAACTCCGCGAAATCCTCATCGGCGAGACTGACGTTATCGAACGTGAAATCGGTCTCCGGCAGATACAATCCGAAGCTCAGCTTGTCGGAATCATCGTAGGCGAGAACGAACAACGCCAGATGCTGCACCACGGGCTGCAACGGCACGACGATGCCGCCCTGGTCGCCGGCCCAACCGCCAGTGACCTTCGTGATCGTGGCCGAATCACCCTGCACGGACGCGCCGGACACGGTGATGGTCGGGGCCTCGGTAGAACTCTTCGCACCGGCGACAAGCCACGTGTCCTTCGTGGTGGTGTCCCCGCCATCCTTGCTGAAGCTGATCTTGTTGTTGTTGGAGGTATGGCCGATATTCTCCCAATTCGCGGCGGAACCGCTGCCAGCGGCGGCAACAGTGCCACTGTTCAACAAGAACGATGAAACTTTGGTTGGAAGAGCGGTCTTCGCGGGAGCCGTGAACAACGTACCGCGAGACGCCTGAATCAGACCATCGGCATTAATAGCCATAATGGTGCCTTTCTACTTGAAATTGATAAAAGAAAAGGCTTGACCGATACCGGTCAAGCCTTGAACGAATCGCGGGCAGTCACAACAGCCGACAGCCCATACTCCTTGACGTTCTTGCCTTGATTCTCTTTCGAATCAGACTGCCTCTTCTGCGCCGTCACAGACACGGTGCCAACCGTTCCAGCTGTCGTGGACTCCTCGAACGGCCAACCCTGCACCGTCTTATACAAGTGACGTGCAAAACCGTGAGGATTGTTACAGTCAGCGGCCAAAACCGTGAACGTCACACCGAAACGCCACAATCCACGGTCAAACTGTTCGGGAGCGGAAACATAATAGAGAAGAACCTGTCCACGTTCACCGTAAGCGTTCAAAGGCAAGTCAAGCTCGCTGCAAACCTTCACATCAGGCCACTCCTCGCACGGATACGCCCGATTCAACAGTTCATAAACCAACTGTTCCGCATCGATTGACTCACGAACGTCAATGGCAAGACGCTGAAAAATGTTGTCCGTCACAATCTCACCCGACTCAACGAATCAAACATGATATGTTTTCCCGGAATACGCGCTCTCGGATCACGAGGCCCATACTTGTGCTCAAGCCACCGGTTGAAATAGCCGAACTCCAAATGCGGAGCGACCTGCGTGCCATCACGGCCCATGACGGACATGACAATCTGATGATGCCAGCCGACTTTGCGAACGGAAACCTCGATCCTATCCGCAACGCTTGAATGCGTAGCGGCCTCATTCGCCTTCGCGCGGACGGCAGACACGCTATGTATGGCGGCGCGGCGTGTAAGTTCCGGCCCATACATCTTCGCAATATCGGTAGCGACGCTACGCCGAATCGTGACCCTTCCCAACGCCACCCACCTCCTTCACCCATTCAGGCTCGGAAATGCCGCCATCAAGATAATCGCCAATAACAACACGACGTGCACGAACCTCCCAATGCCGGGAGAAACGAGAACCACTCCCACGCCACGTAGGAGCGCCGTCAGCATCGTAATAATCGCCCTTATACCAGATCCGGGAATAAATGTCGCCGGGCCATTCCCTCGCCAGAATCTGCAAAGGAGTGACCTCTTCCAAACCGCCGGGGTTATCCGAAGATGGCGTCTTATCCTCAGCGCCGGAAATAGAGAACATGCCGGCCTGTTGCGCACGACCCTCAACACAGCAGATGACCTTCACCGGATCGCCAGTCTGCACATACTGGCCGCCGTGCGCGTCCTGAACATGCTTGCGAGGAATCACAACGACATAATCCGTGTCGAACAGTTGTTTCTGACCACCGTAATGTGTTTGGTCATCCTCGTAGAGGTAATGGCGTTCATTCGTATCATCGTCAAACAGAAACGCCATCATCAACCTCCATAACCGGGGTCGAAACCAAGACTGATGTGTGACATCGTGCCAGCGGATTCAGTGAAACCATTCAGAATCGACTTCTCCGCTTTCGACAAGAACAGCCGGGGACTTGGATCATAGCCAGGCTGATTCTGCTGCGGATCATGCTCCGTGTACGAGTAAGAACCGTTCGCTTCGGTTTTGAACCGGTTGAAACGTACTACGCGTAACACCATTTCGCATACGACCGACGCGAAATCACTTTCAGAGAGACGCCCCTTCTTCAAGCGCGTCCGAACAATCGGGCATTCGCTCAAACAGATGAGAGCGGCCTTGCGGCATTGAGCGGAAATCCAATCAGTGTCGAAATGCTCTTCAAATGAATCCGCGTCGGCGGAACCGTAGACGCGCATATACTTCAACCAGTCGATGTTGTCGATGATTGCCGTGCTCATACGCGCCTCCTAAATCATGCGGTCAGAACAGTTGCCTTCAAAGTGCTGTTGGACTTGACCAGCACAGGCAGTGCGGAAGCGTTCACAAGCGCCTCATAACCCGGATTGGTGCCGGTGGAATCCAACACGACACCAACAGGGCCAGCATCATATTCACGAGTGATGCCGTACACGGCCTTCTCCTTGGCCTGAGCGGTCGGGCCGAAAGCGGTGTAACCCATAGAAGTGTCACCCAATGCCGGAATCAGCAGCACGGTGTTCTCAGGGAAGAACGACTTGACCTTGCCGGGCAGTTCAATCTTCATCTGACGCGCGTATTCCTTGTACAGGTCATCGACGATAACCACGTCACGAATGTCGGTCATCTGCACGAGCACGTACTTCAACTCGTCATCCTTCAACAGGCTCGGCAGTGAAGCCTTAGCGGTTGTCGGATAGTAGTACTTAATCATGGCGGTGTTCTTAGCCAACGCACGCCACACCTTCTTGGTGGTGAGCATGATGCTCGGAGCGTCACCTTCGACGGCATCAATCTTGTCAGCCCAGTCGCGCAAATCCTGAACAGGGTCCCCGCCATCAGCCCAAGTCTGACCAGAGTCCTTTGTGATGGTCAGGGATTCGTCACGCGCGTAATCCCATCCATTGTCGGAAGCGGAGTCGGACTTCGGTTCAATCTTCGCGTTCACGGCAGCTTCCACACGGTACATCTCCAAAGTGAACGCCAGTTCCTTGCCGAGACGCACGAACGCCTCACGCAGATTATCCGCGGCGGTAGGAGTGGCAACGACACCGTTGACTTCCGGGTCGATGGTGAAGCTCGGAGAAGCGACTCCCTTGACGATATCCTCTTCGGACACACGGTGGCGCTTGCGCAACGGCAGCATCTCCGTGTATTTCTTCACGCCACCGGCATGAGTCTCGTCATACGGCGCCTCGGCATCATATGCGGAGAACTCCATGGTGTCCACCTCGAAACGCGGCTGGTTCGGAACCCAACTCACGTTGACACCAGTCGGATTGTTCATATCGGTCAGAATCTGACCGAACGGCAAAGCGGAAGTGGCACCCTGATAAGCGCCAAGCACGATGCCGGACGCTTCGGCAGGGGTAATGAAATCCTTGTTTACCAGAGCCATTAAAAAGCCTTCCTATATAAGAAAACCCGCCACGATGGGCGGGTTGGAAAATAATTGTTTAGAACGACCGTCAGCCGAAAATGCCGGCGCTCTTCAAAGCGGTCTTCAAAGCGGCCACACTGTCCTCGGACGGAGTGGCGATTTTCTTCACGCCACCAAGAGCACTGGCGGATGCGGCGGGGAGAGTATATGAACCGGATGCGGCCCCAGTGGACAGCAGTTCAACATCGGAACCGGTACTGACGTCATAGGACAGAATCAGACCATCAACCTTCGCATTGTCGATAGTCACCGGCAGTTTACCCTTGTCAATCACGGCCATGTAACGCAAGCCGGAATCAACATACCGTTCCTTCAAACCCTTGCGAGTGAACTCGACCTTGACCTGAGACTCAAGGAAACCGGCAACCTTATTCTGACGGCCATCTTTTGCAGTCGGATCATACGGCCCAAAATTATTAGTGCTACCGATACGAGCCAGCGGAATACCGGAATACAGGTATGCGATAGTGTTCTCGTCATCGATGGACGCGAAGTACTTCGACTCGTTAGCGCCGCCCACGAACGTGGACAAGTCGAGAGTGACCTTCTTCACGCCGTCTGTAATACGGTTAAGCAGCCACTTCTGCTTATCCTGGGGCGCGGTAAGGTTCACCGTGCGAACCATAGCGTTTGCCATAGGTTTACTCCTTCTTGGAATCAATCAACGAATGCTTAAGCCCATATTCGTAACCGCTCTTCGCATCCCCCTGAGAGGGCGTGTGAACATGCGGCGCGGAATTGGACAAAGCGGTTTTCATGGCCTGTTTGCCCGTGTTGCGCGAGGAATCGTCAGCGGCATCATGCTCACCCGTTTCAGGCTTGCTCGGCATGAACTGCACGAACGAATCGGCCCATTTGATAATCTCGTCAGGGTCGGTTTCCTTGCACAAGGCATCGAAAGCCTCGTCCGTAATCTCAGGATGCTGCTTCTGCGCGGTCAGCCTGGCGATACGAACCTCAGCGTCAGCGAGACGGCCTTCCGTGTCGGCAAGCTTCGCTTCGGCGGCATTGGCACGATCACGATTCTCATACATCTTCTGCTCGTTCTCACGGGCCTGATGCTTCCACATGCCCAACTTCTCGGAAAGGTCATCCGCACCATTCTTTTGAGACGCCGTATTGGCGGCTACAGGAGAAGTGGCAGTGTCCTTCGGCTGCGCGTTCACGCCCGTTTCAGGCGCATTCGTAGATGCCGCCGTTTCAGCGGTATTGGTATTTTCATCAGCCATTAGGCTTGAATCCTTTCAATAGTGTTATGCGGCCTCGCCAAGCATCGACCGCATCTGGTTGAGCATGGTCTTCTGCCATGCCATAGCCTGTTTCAAATTCTTGGAAGGTTTGAACGTGAACGTTCTCCCCTCATAGCGGAAAGTCACTGGCTTACCGGCCTTCTGCACTTCCTTGTAGCGCCGGTTGAACTCGATTGCCCGATTCTCCATGCGACAGCATTGAGCCAACGTGGACTGACGGTCAGGCGTATGCCAAGCGTCCGAATCCTTCGACGGAACCGGATCAGGCGTATCCTCAGCATCCTCAGCGAGAAGCACGGGGCCAAGCTCTCCATGAGTTATCGTCTTGACCTTCACCTGCTTCAACGCCGATGAACTAGTGCCGCCAGCCTCGTCGTACAAGCGTTTCAAATCCTTCTGATTCAATTGGAATCCCGGATCATAGTCGCTGCCAGCCGGTGCGACACCGCAATGGCAGTTAGCGTGCAACGGCAGCAGGTCGGCAGTCGAATACCAGCGGTCAGCGGCCACAACACACAAGCCGCACGAGCCGGTCTTGGACAGTTCAGGATGCAACACCCTGCGGTATTCCAAAACCTTGCTACGCCGATACTTGTCAAGCGTGGCACTCGTCTGCGCTCTGGACACGTCCTCGTCAACAGTGGTCTGCAACCGGTTGAACGCCTGTTCAAGCCACTTGTCAACCTCACTGAACAATTCATCGGTCTTATCAGGCCAAGACTGCGGGCGAATCGCAGGAGACTTGATAGCAGCGGAACGATACGAGTCAGCCGGACGTTGCGCCACAAGCCACGGATCAGTATTGTCACGCGGGAACACAAGACCTGGAACGTCACCCTTCGGATTGACGCCGACAAGCCTCAACGTCTCATCCGCATAGGAAACACCCAACCGGCGCACCTGCTGAATCAACGCCATCTCTAACAACGCCATGCGAGCCGCGACGGCAAACGTCATGCCATCATTCCACCAGTCAGCGGGAGTCAACATATCCCACATCCTGTGCGCCTGACTCACATACTGGTTCACCAAAGCGGCACGAGCCTGTTCAAGCGTGTCAGACAACGATTCAAGCGTTTTCCCAGACATCATGACCCAATCTCGCCTTCATCGACAAGCTCGACATCAACATTAGGCAAGCCATCCACAGCGGACTTGGTTTCATCATCCCAACCGGTCGCCGGTTCCACTGCGGCAACAAGCTTCGCAGTACTCTTATTCGACTGGCCGGAAACATTGAACTGGTCGGCAAGACGGTTCATATCATCCTCGGCAACATCCTGAGCCGTATAACCCATCTTGTGCGTGAGAATCGTCCTACGCGCCAACAGGCCGCTCTGATACAACAGTTGGCAAGCCTGAGCCTGCTCAAGCGAACTGGTCGTGTCCATCGGCTTCCATACCATCTCGAACTCGCTCTGCGAAGCCTTAGACCCATCCAGCGCCAAAGCCATACGAATCATACGGACAATAGGCTCAGCGTCAAGATCGTTCATGGTCTGAACCTTGAACTTCAACGTCTCACGCTTCAACTCCGCACCATTCGCGGAACCCTGCACATCAGGAGAGAGAATGTCCAACGGAATACCGGACACTGCGGCAAGCTGCTTCACGTCGGATATGATGATGTTCTGCAAGCCACTCGTATCCGTGGTCTGCGACTCCCAAATATCCACACCGTCAGGCAACTGCCATAAGGCCGCAGGCCCCATAGCAAAACGCTTCGAGTAGTCGATGGGATCACCAACCTCGGCAAGACCATTGATTACATCAGGGTCTTCCTCCGTATACGTCTGCGGTAAATCACCCTTGATGGCACGCTGACGGAACGCCTGCATCATCGTAATGCACAAGCGGTCGAACACCTCACGGTCGATACGTTTCAGCATCGGCAGATATGGCTCGAACAATCCCTGCCCGTCAACAGTGCTCAAACGGACAATAGGCAACGACTCGCATTCAAGCGCGTAATCGTATTCGTCACCCTTTCCGTCATCCCACTTCCAGTTAGTGCCCGGACTCCACGCCTTGCCCTGATTAATGAAATCGGACAAGTCGCTATCATTGGACGGATCTACAACGGTACGGTCTGACTCCCTAGAAGCAACACGCGAATACACGCGCTTTGCGAAACCATCATCGTCACGTTCGATACGGAACAAGGTAAGAGTCTCAACACCTTGCTTGTCATCATGTGAATACATGATCGCCGCATCATCATTGTCGGACATCCACGCTTCCCAAGGACTCAACGCCTTGATGTAACGACTCCCCTGCCCTTTTCCCACGATGGCGAACGAACAACCGTAATCCCCTTTGTCAGGCAACAAATGACGGCGGAGAATGAACGGCAGACCACACTGCTTCGCCATCTGGTCTGCGTCCGTATCCTTCAATGAGGAATCCTCGACCTTACGGAAACCATTAGGCTGCTGACGGTCTGTCACGCTCTCACTGATACGACGGGCGAGATTCACAACGCCCAACTGGCGCATCAGCCTGTAGACGGGAGCGGCGTTCGGGTCAACACCCTGCGGAACACTGCTCTTGTCCACCATCTCCTTACCATCCTTGAACAGTTTCAATTCGGCAATATTCAAGAGACGGGAACCCCACTCCTGCGCCAACGACGTAATCACGTAAGCATCATCGTCATCGGAGGAGGCCCCGTCGATGATTAGCTGCAATTCGGCCACTGGGCACTCCTTCTAAACATGTTCAGTAGATTCTCGACGGCGCGTAACGACGCTTCTCGTCAGCCAATTCCAAATACTTTCCACGAGCCGTATAAGCCAACAGGCCAGCCATGCACGCATCAATCTTGTCCGGCGAATTAGGAGACTCCTTATAAATCGCATACCCAGTACGAGTCTCCCGCCTACGCGCATTACGGAAATGATTCACCAATCGCGGATCGGCAAGCAACGCTATATCATCCTTGATGGGCTTCGACTTACGTTCAGGCTCCGTATACGGGTACCGGAACGCGGTATGAGCGTTATCCAACGCAACCTGCATGTCCTTATACCAGTTGTTAGTCCAGAACTTGATCTTGTCGCCACCCTTACGTGGGCCGACCTTCAACTTCTTCCCGTAATCCTTCTCCCAGCCGCCAATCATCTGCTCGAAATAGGCGACATCAGCGAAGAATCCGACAACGTTGTAATTGTCCATCATCCAACGAACCATGCCGTCGAACGCATCACGGTTCACACGCCAAGTGGCCTTCTCGGGACCATCGGGAGCGGATTCAAGCTTTATCAGGAACAACATGCCATCGGACACGCGGCATCCAACAAGAGCCGTCGAATCATCCGACACGGAACCATCGAAGCCAAGCGTTATAGGCTCACGTTTCGTCACGAACCGTTGCCACGCACCATCCAAACGAATCGAATTGAACGCCGTATGCATTTCATCCCGATACAACATGTGGGACTGAATATCCGACTCGGTAAGCCAAGCGTCATGCACACTCGACAAAGTGTTGAAAAAATAACGCATCGAATCAGCAGGGTCTGAATCAGGCTGGTAAATCTGGTCCATCTGACCATTCAGGTCAATCCAACCATCCTTCGACGGGCCAAGCTCACCATCCCAATACGAATGGCCTTCCGCATCCACACCATCGGCGTTCAACACGGTCATACGACCATCGGGCAATATCAGATGATCCTTGCCGTCAGAACTCTTCGCACTCGCACCATACGCGACCTGCAAAGCACGGAGAACCTTCTTCTCATCAGCGAAATCATCCAAGTCGATGTTCGCGTACACATGGTCGAAGTAAATGCCACTACGATGCTTGATCTTGCCGGAAGCAGTATCCCACGCATACTTGTACGACGTTTCCGCAATGGACTCCTCCCCCGGCTTGTACATCGTCGAGGTTTCCAGAATCCACGGGTCGGCATCGCCCTTACGCTTGCCAAGATTACGTTGAACGGTCTTGTACATGTTGCGAAGCTTGTTCGTGTTGTACAGGTGGGTTTCGTCACAGGCTGCGAACGTCTCCAAGCCACCGTCCTTGGACGCGGCACCGCTCGTGGTCGGAATAATCTCCCCACCCTCCGGCAAGCCGATACGGGTACGACCAACATCAAGGCCGACACCCTTCAACTGGCTTAAAGGGCCTTGATCGCAGTTGTAGTAAATCGAATCGAAAATGTTACCAGTCTGACCTTCGGCGGTAGCCAAGCAGAGAATCTGCGGCATCTGCACCATACGTCCAACAGGCTCACCCTTCGCATACGGGTAGACCTCGCCCAGAAACTCGTAAGTCTCCCCTTCTTCCGCCCAATGGTCGAACCTGCAAGGAGCCAAACCCTCGAACGCGCAAATGCCAGCGGCCTTACCGGACTTGTTCTTACCCTTCGCACGCGAATAGAACACACGATTGAACCTGCGGGTACCCCACTCGGTCAACGCATAAGCGTGAAGCATGAACACGTACTCGTCCATGTCGAACGTCTCAGGCAAGCCAACACCGCCACCACGACCGACACGGAAGAAAGTCTCAATCCACCAGACCGCGAACATTCCCATCGAACGAGTCAAATCCTCGCCATGCAATTCGGGAATGCGCGTATGCATCAGGCACCACCGTCAATGACACGCAAACCCAATGCGGAAGCACGCTGCCTGTTCCGTTGAACGTTACGAGCACCCTCAGTATCGCCCTCATACGCGGAAGCCTTCATATCGTCAGGCTGCGGAGCATCGAACTTCAACCTCACACGAGCTTCGGGTGTAATGCCCAACGTGGCCTCACGCTGACGAATCTCGGAAGCCAACATCCAACGGCCCTTAGTCTTCGGACGCCAGAAATCATCCTTCAACAACGCCAAATCCTGAACCGCGTACCAGTCGGCCTCAACACCCATACGCTGAGCCAACGGACTGACACGAAGCGACTCATACCACTTCTTCGTCCGTTCAAGCCACTCCTGCCCATCAGGACGAACAGCAGGAAACTCCAAGCCCATCGGACTATCAGGCGCACGAAGAATCGGATTCTTCGACTTCTGCGCACCACGACCATTACCAGCCACAGCCAGCCTCACAATCCGCCCGTTTCAGGCAATACGCGAAGCTAGGACGTTCCACCCTCGCAACGCTTGTGAACCAGCAGACGATTCGCCAAAGTCGCACTATGCGACTTCTCCAACGGAACCTTCCACACGAAAGCGGCACCATCGGCACCACTCGAACCAACATCAACCGGCTCATGGCATTTCGCGCACAAGCCGCCACACTTCTCAACCACCTGAGAATCAGTAAAAGACTCAACAACAAGCTCGGACTCAAGCTCGGACACGTCAACCGGACGCACATACATAGTCGTTTCAGGCTTCACCGGCAACGACTTATCATCATCACGAGCACGCTTATACGCCACACGGCAACGCCCAGAACAAAACAACTGGTCGGAACGCTTCGGATCAAACCACGTATGGCATTGAGGACACATGCGCTGGCGCAACGGCTTCAGCGGAGACCCCGAATAACGGTCACGGTCGTAATGCGAACGACACAACCCCTTCGCACACACCGGATTAGCACAACCGGCAACCGCGCACATGAACTCATTCACTTGAAAGCCGGGTGAGAATACCAACGCTTCTCCCTCCGACTCCTACCCTTCGCACGACGAACCTCAGCAGACTCACCCTCGGTCTTCCGCTGATGATGCCAACGACACAACACCCACAAATTCTCAGGACGATCATCATCATGGACGGGATTACGAACCTTATGGTCAACCTCATTCCCATACCGTCCGCACAGGCGAACATTCCCGTAATCATCCTTGACCGGCCACTGGCACCTATGCCCATCCCGTTCAAGAATCATCGCACGGACACGCGGCCAATCAGGATTGAACCGTTCATCACGATGGGAACTAGACCACGCCACAATGCCTCCACAAAAACAGGGTTGGCCGGTGCTGAGCAGGAAAACACGCCAAGGGGGAAACATCCCAGCAGGAAAAGTTCTCAGATCAACCAACCCAAGTGCTCCGGGAGGGAATCGAACCCTCACACCCTACAGGTAGCGCATTTTGAGTGCGCCGCGTCTACCATTCCGCCACCAAAGCAAAAGAACAAGCGTCCCACACTCCACCCACAACAGGAGCATGGGACGCTCGTTCAACCCCCAGAGAGCCATAAGGAACCAATGGCATCATCACAATGGCTTTTTACCGCCAGCCACGGCGCGCGGATGCTGAGGGAGTCGAACCCCCGAACCCCTCTCGGGATTGCCACCTTAGCAAGGTGGTGCATTCAGCCACTCTGCCAAGCATCCAAAATGCAAGAGCCGCCACGGCGACTCAGGAGACTGTTCCCGCAGACTAGGCGGGTCAGCTAAAACTGGAGCCGCCACAAGACGGTTCCGACGCCTTCTCAAACAACCTGTAAGAGAAGTAGCACGGCATGTTGGACTCGAACCAACATCGACGGTTTTGGAGACCGTAATGCTACCGGTTGCACCAATGCCATATGTGGATGGTCACACCCATGAAGCGTGACCATCCACCGAGTCGCCGTTAACGGAAGCGTCCGCCGCTTTCATCTCCAGACAAGCCAACGCCAGCGGTAGGCGCTTGCCTTCGGGGGTAGTACTACTTCCCCAACGCGGAATGTGAAGGATTCGAACCTCCGGCACTTCACAGTGCGACTGCTTTCGGGACAGTTGCATTAAACCACTCTGCCAACATTCCAAACCCAACTTAGTTATTGTCCAAGTTGGCATGACAGCGGCATGGTGGACTGGCTTTTACCACCAACGGCAAGGAACGTGGTCGTTTAAGCGCCCCGTTTGGCCGTGCCTCCCCTTCGGTCGTCAACCGCCTGACTAAGGCAGGGAGCCTCTTGACATCCACAAGTTCCATGTATGTCTGTTCGAGCAATGCCATCGGTTTCACGGACAGCTACCTCCGTGAAACCTAGTACCCAAGGTTGGAATCGAACCAACGACGTCCGGTTTAGGAAACCGGCGCTCTATTCCACTGAGCTACAAGGGTGTATGTCTCCGTTCCGCGAGGACGCCCGCAACGCGTCTTCCGGATTGGAGTCATTCACATCAGCCGTTCGCTACTTGCCATTGTTGCGGGGCAATGGCTTTCTCTAATGGGATGATGGTGTTTAACGCGCATTCCACGCGGACGCTTTTAATTGCCCGTCCGATACGACGAGCCACAGGATTACACTCCCGATTTCCCGCAGTTCCGCCAACTGCGGTCGTGCCCCCCGTGGGACTCGAACCCACAACCCAAGGTTTAAAAGACCCTTGCTCTAACCATGGAAGGCCAGACGTTGATGTGGCTTAAGCTAGCTTCACCGCCATCAACATCAATCCAAGGAACATTATACACAATATGTAGGGTGCAACAACGGTTGCAACGACTAAATATGTGAAGACTTCGTGAGTAACGGGTAATCCAAAAATGTTCCAGCGAGCATTCAGCGTCAGCACTAGAGAGCCAGCGGCCTTGCTTTTTGCGCCGGGGGGACACTCCCCCACGGGGGTATTTGTTGCATGGTGCAACGTTGGAACGTTTGTGCGATTGTGTTTTGGCGTGTCGTGTGGTATAGCGCGGGCACGTTCCTCTTATGCGATCATGTCCGTGCCCGTCGTGGCCGTCGTGGCCATGGCGTGGCTGTGGCCGTGCCGTGGCGTGGCCGTCGTGCCCTGGATGTCGTGGCGTCCCTGGACATGGCCGTCGTGACGTGGCCGTGACGTCCCTGGGTGTGGCCGTGGCGCGGCGTGGCCGTGGCTGTGGTGTCCACTGTCTTTGTGTCGCCGTCGTGTGGTTGCGACACGCCGACGAATGCTAGTGTTTGCAATGGTTTTGGTGGTGTCTGTGTTGTCTCAATTTGCCTTACGTTTGCAAGGCGTGTATAGTGAGAGCCATCAAGCAAACGACAACGAAAGGAACGGAGATGAACGAGAGGCCACCACCACGGAGACCACCACCGCAAGGACGGCGACACGAAGCCCCCTAACAGGCGTGGCATGGATGATTGAAAATTGAATAGTGGACGCGACAATGAAGCGACGGATTGCGACTAGGCATGATGCACCCTCACATTATGCAAGGCTGAACCGTCGTAGAGTCGCTAACGTGGCGCGGTGTCCGGCATGGAATTGTCCCGCGCTGTCTGAGTGGTCTACAATGGCCTCTAATCCAAGTTAGGAGTAGGGCCATGGGATTGAAAGAATTGAGAATGAAACGCGGCTTAACGCAGCGTGAGCTAGCCGAAAAGGTTGGCATGTCAGGCGGCAATATCGCGGCTATCGAGTGCGGTAGGCGTTCTGAGGCTAACTTAACCTTAGCCACTGCGATAAAATTGTGTGATGCTTTGCGCGTTGCTAATCCACGTAAGCTACTTGATTCTGATTCTGAAACTTCGGCGGATTAAGTAATCCGCTAGGGCTATCGGCGCTCTTTACGGGCGCGGTAGTCCACGAAATGTTAATGTTCAGCCGATATGATCGGCGTAAGAGTAAGGAGGTGGCATAGTTGCCAACATTGAGCATGTTCTACGGGATCGTTGTTCAGATGAACTACCGTAACGAGCATAACCCACCGCACATTCACGCGGTGTACCAGGGTCATAGGGCTTCCTATGACTTTGACGGCAATGTGACGGCCGGGGAGCCGTTGCCCCGCAAGCAACACAGGATTCTTGTTGCTTGGATTGAATTGCATCGTGACGAGCTTGAGGCTAATTGGACTCTTGCCATGAACAATGAGCCCATTTATCCGATTGCCCCGCTTGCCCTATGAAACGAGGTTTATTGTGAGTGTTCCCGATGAAGTGTGGGTCACTGACGCTGTGGCGTTGGATGGCTCGCATGTGGCTTTGCGTTTTTCCGATGGTCATTGCGGCGTGCTTGACATGTCGCCCTATATGGACGACGGCGTATTCAAGCGGTTGCGCGACCCGAATGTTTTCAAGACGGCCAGAGCCGGTGTGAGTACTGTCGAATGGGATAACGGCACTATCGACGTTGCCCCCGAGACAGCTTATGCACAGGCTGCGCCGTTCGGCGCGTAATTGCCTCATGCTGATGAGTCCCGGTTGCCTTTGGCTGCCGGGATTTTGTTTATTCGAACGTGTTTGGCGGGGTTCCCGTCTGATGAAAATGCCCCAAGAGTGTTGCCGCACTCTTGGGGTTTTGCTTAAAACTAACCGATTTATAAGCCCTCTCATTTTAGCAAGGGGGCTGGAATGGAGTATCTGAAATGTGTGATGAAAATACTTTTGCAAATGAATATCGTTCCGACTTGAGGGATGAAATTGTTGAAATCCTCAAGGATTATGCGGACGGCATTACGCCAACCAAGCAATGGTGCTGGGGACAGTATGACGACGTTGAACTTCCGGTTACCGGCAACGATAATGGTTCCTGGACGTGCAACGCTAGCAAGAGTTCCGAGAATATGCAGAACGTCATGTTCTCAGATGATTGGAGTGGGTTTATCGCTAGCGATTACGCGCACGACGCGCCCCTTGATAATCCTGAAGAACTTGAGGTTTTCTACCGTACTTGGCTGTTCTCCGAAGAGTTTGACAATGCGGTTTCCGAACTGCTTGCGGAGTGAGGTGCGGCATGTTTGCTTATGACAATCTCGTGCAATGGTGCAAGGATATGCGTTCGACGCAGATTGCGCGGCGTAATCGTGCGTGGAATTTCCAGCACGCTCACGGCATTGATCCGTGCGACGTTGCGTGGAATGCGGACGCTATCAGGTGGGTTGACGGCATGGTGTATGTGGTCAGCCGCAATGTCAAGCGCAACGGCGAACTGGGTGAGCGTTATACCGTGGTCACTGCTGAACAGTGGCTTGGTATGCACCGGGTTCCGGGTGATGAGTCGTGCGTGGCGCGGCTTGAATCCTATTGCGAGAGCGAGGCGTGAAATGAAGTTCGACAGCAGTATCTACAAAGAGATTACCTGGTTTAATGCGTCTGAGATTGTGGAGCATGACACGTTCGACGGTATCGATTCCTACGAGCTGTTGCGTAATCTCGCCACGCTTGAGGCCGGGTACAGTCTTGACGGCGAACTGGATGAAGAGGCCTATGACAGGGTATGCGAGGAAGAGAACAGCATTATCACCGTTGGCCGTTTTCAGTTCGATTCTCTGCTTGCCGAGGGGCTGGCTGAGTGGTTCGAGTGCAAACGGTACGAGCTTACGGGGTACGTGCGTTCCTGTTGGCTGAGTCGTGGTGGTGATGATTGGTATTTCTATTTCGTTACCGGCTGTGGCTATGACGTGATCAGCAGCGATTTGCTTGGTTGCGCCGCTGATGGCGTGGCTAAAGGCACGTTCGTTGACTTCCTGAATGGTGGGGAACGCAAGTAGTCCCCCTATATTCCAGGCTTTCGGGCGTGAGCCTATCAATCACGCCCATCAATCACCGTCGATTATCAAAAGATAAGGATAAACCAAAATGGTTAGGCTTATTGACAACAGCAGGGCAGTGGAAATCTCTATCCGCGAGTGGGATGAGGAAAACACGCAGTACGGCCCCGACTGGTCGGCTGACTTCTTCGAGGTCGGAGGGCTGAAGGCCATCGATGACACGGGGGAAGCCTACATCGTGTATGACGTCGATTACTGCATCGAGCAGGCGAACGACATGGTGTCCGGTATCGGCGACTTCGCGTCAGACGGCCCCCAGCCGAATACGTTCGTGGACGTGACGGAACTCGACCGGAGCGCGTACCCAATCTGTGAAATTGATCTTTATCAGCTTTCCAGCGAGATCTACAATCACGGGTTGAATGTCAAGAATACGGAAATTGTATCCGGCATGTGTCCTGAGGACACTATCAAGGTGGTTTTCATGGATGGTTCGGCATGCTGTGTGGGTATCGATCCTGATTTCCCTCTTTGCGTCAACTTCTCGTATTATGCGGATGGAAGTTGTCGTGATGGTGAGCTTTCGACGGATTGCCATGATTTCGAGGGCGAGTTGGATTATCTCGCCGGTGTGAAGGACATTTGCGGCGGATTGCGCTAGTTGCGTCTGCTGGGTTTCGGTTGCTTAGTTTCGGGGCGTGGCGGTGGTGCCGCGCCCTTTGTTTTCAACGGTTTTCTTTTTAAGGGGTTTGAAATGTCTAATAAGGTTAACGGTTTGTGGGCTGTCAATTCCGATGGTGTTTTCATGTTTTTCAATTCCGTTGACAGTCCGAGCGTATGGCGTTTCAGCATGTCGGGTGACGTTGAATCGTGGCGTATGGTTCCGGGTGTCGTCAATGCTCAGGCAGTGCGTGGTGTTGCTGCCGTGTATCGTGCCGAGGGTGGCGTGTGGCTTGACCCTAATGGGGTGGATTATGCTCGGGCGGTGCGTGAGATTGGTGACGTGCCGTCGATTGTGGAACGTGGCGGATTGATTGCGTCCGATGATTGCGGGGATTATACGGCTCACGGGTTGAGTCTTCCTGATGCTGACCGTGAGCATGGCTGGGTGTTGTCGTGGGAGCATGGCGGCATGGTTGTGTCTCGTGACGTTTCGTTTCTGACTCCAATGGAGCAAGATCATCCTGAGATGTGCGAGACGTATGATGATCTGCCTGTTGTCGAACCGGTGGCACCTGTCGCACAGTCGGTTGAGGTTGTCGAACCGGAGCCGGTCACGGCTGAGATTCCCGAGATTCCACCGCGGACGGAACCTCATGAGGTGGTTGCCACTTCCAGCGCGATCATAGTGCGCAAGGTGACTATTCCTGGCGGTAAGTCGGTCAAGGAACTAGCCGACGTGTTCGGCGGGTTCAAGCATAAGCCACGTGGCTTCCGTGACAGCAAGGGGCGTCGTGTGGCGTATGTCGCGTTCGATGGTACCGGTGGTGTGATCGCATACCGTGACTGTTACACGCAAGGCGTTGATACGCGGCTTGAAAAGGATATTGCCGACTATCTTTCAGCGCATAATCTCAAGCTTGCTGCGTGAGGTGTTCGATGGCTAAGTTTGGTATCGGTTGCGAACAGGTGAAGCGCGTGTTGGATTCGTCGGGGTATTCCAGTGTTGACGTGAATGTCAAGGCTGTTATGGAACAGTTCGGCAAGTCGCCGGCCTTGTTGACGGCATATATAGCGAATGTGATTCAGGCGACTGATTTGCCTGATCCGCTTCATTCTGAACCGTTGTTCTAAAAAGAATTTGCCGCCACCGCTCAAAACGGTGGCGGCGCCTTAATTACCTCTCAACAAAAATAATCAGGCAGACCACAGTCTACATGGTCTGCCGGAAAGAAGCAAACCATGCTAATGAATAAGGTTCGTAACGTTTTTCTCATTGCGGTGATTGTCGCAGCAGTTTGTGTTGGCGGTCGTTTGGAATCCGTGGATCAGGCCCAGGCGTTGGGCAGCGCGTCGGCTGAGACTGTCGAGTCGTGGGATTCGTGGCGTCGTGATAATCCCGGTTCCGTCGCTTCCGCGTTCTCGTGGGCGGATATTCCGGCTTGTTTCGTCGAGGATGGTTCCGTCGCGGTTGATGGGGGTTCCGCCTATCAGCATGTGTGCAAGTGGGATGCGGCCGTGTCGGGCAATGGTGACGGCAGCTCGTATGTGCTTGTCGATGGCAGCAAGGTTTTGGAGTGGTGAGGAGGTTTCGGCATGATGGTTTATCAGTTTTCGCGTTTTGACCGTGAGTCGAACCGTGAGTTGTGGCGGTATCGTTCGCCTGTTTCGTTGTGGGTGGAATGGTTGGCCGCGTGGCTGGAGCGTGATCGTGACGCGCGGTTGGGTTATCGTGCGTGGCTTTACGTGCAAGTGTCGTCCGGGGATTTGATTACGCGCGATATGTTGTCGTGGCGTGACGAGATCGAGGTGCCGTGATGTGGCGGCTGCGATATTACCGGACCTCTGTTGGCGGGTATCGGCTTGAACTCACGACTCCGGCTGGCTTCTTGTATGCTTACGGTCATTCCAGTGCGATTCCTGACGTGGAGTTGGAGGCGTGGCTTATTCATGATGCCGGTTTGGAGGGTCCGCAGGTGGATGTGCAACGATCATGCGCGGTCGGGCATGTTTTTTGATATTTAGCGTTTTTACTGAAGAGGAGTACCCATGAACAACAATTACAAAGGTACGGAACACTACACGCTGACCAAAACCGAAAACGGGTGGCATGGCGACCCGGAATGTTGCAGCTGGCAATGGTTCGATTTTCCTGATCTGACATTCACCGATGACGGCGACTGCCGGTTCGAACTGGAGGCCGAATCCATCGATGCGGCGGTTGACCTCGACGAATACCGGGAATTTCTCACCATCCTTTCCAATGAGATAGAGGAACTCCGGCAGCAGATCGATGCAGTTGAATAGAAGTGGCCTAACCCGCCCAAACTTCTTGACACTCCCGTGGTTTCAACCACGGGATTCCTGCGAACTGTGCTTGCACCAATCATGTCAGCAAAAGAAAGGACAAAAAATGTTTACAGCACTTGAATGGACCACCGGCGCGAAGGTCATTGTCAAGCCAATCGCCATCCGCCGCCCGAACGACGCATACGAGATGCTTCTCATAGCCGACAAGACCACGGGCAGGGGCGTATGGTTCGACACCAACGACTGCGAATGGTACATCAACCTGCAAGGCGTTGACGGCAATCTCATGCAGGAGGCTGAAGTGGTTGAAGATGTGTACGGTGAGAACGAAGAAGAGTGGGAGACCGTGGCAAACAAGCTGCTTGCCGAATACGGTCTTAAGCTCGGCGACTTCGACGAGAAGGCCGGAGACCGTTACACGCTAGTCGAGGCCTGACATGACGCGCAGCAAAAACAAGCGACTTCGCCTCATCCCATCACACCTTCCGTTGATCCGCGACAAACTCGCGGAATACGAGCGGGTCGCATTAAAGGAGGAGATGGCTGCGCACTCGCAATACGAGCGGAGCATGGAAGCGGCTTGGAATTTCGCTGACAATCTCGCCGTCGCGCAGCTTTGGTGGATCAGCCGGGACATGACGGCGCTGGCGGAAGATACCGTCCGGGCAGGTGATTTCCCGAAATTGGACGCGCCGGCGCAAAGCGGGCTTATCTTCTTCGACGGGGATGTCCAAACCGTCACATTCCCCGTGACCGACGACGCGACGGGAAGGAAGGTCGGAGACGCCCATGTGTCGGCGCTCTTCTGGCAATGTGACGGCAACGGCGATATCGAACTCATGGGATTCACGGACCACCCATGCGCTCTGAAGGAATGCGACGCGAAATCATTCTCACTGCCGGTCATCAGATTCGCCAACGACATTTTCAATGAGCATGTCGGCGGTTTCCGATGGTTCGGCGATCTGCTGTATGCGGTATGGGCGTTGAGCGCGGAACCGCATATCTGCAAGGCAAAACCGGCGAAACCCAATATGGAGCATCCTCTGCCGCCGCGTTTCGACCCCGAAATACGCAAGGTAAAGATGCTGGTGCTGCGCGAGAACCTGCATCGTCCGGGCGGAAGCGCCGATGATGACGAGCGGGTGCGGCGTGAGTATTCGCATCGTTTCATCGTGCGTGGTTTCTGGCGTGATCAGGCGTATGGGCCGAATCATTCGTTGAGGCGTAGGCAGTGGATACCGCCATTCGTCAAAGGTCCGGCCGACAAGCCTTTGATCTGCAAGGAGACGGTGCGCATATGGAAACGGTGAGCGACATGATCGCCGGTTTTCTCGCCGGCCTGACGCCGGGTACAAGGGCGCAGTATCGGAGCGTCGTATCGCGATGGCTCCGCTGGTGTTCGGATAACGGCATCGACATGTTGCAGGCGAAGCGCACCCATATCGAGGTGTTCGCCGCCTATGACGACGGCATGCGGCCAGCAGCGAAAAACACGGTGTGCAGGAATCTGAGCGTCGTTTGCTGCCTCTACCGCTACCTGTGCGAGGAGGGGTATATCGACTGTGATCCGGGCGAGCATGTGCGTAGGCCGAAACTGTACGGTCATTCGGACGGCACGTACCTCACCCGCGAGCAGGCAAGGCTTTTTCTGGCCGAAGCACGCGGTATGGATGCGCGGACGGATGCCCTGTGCAGTCTGCTGCTGTTGACCGGCGCGAGGGTTAGCGAGGCGCTTGGGTTGGATGTCGAAGACTGTCATCTGGATGACGGGCGTCCGTGGGTGCGGTTCGACCGCAAGGGCGACTGGTCTCAGCGTGTGGCCATTCCCTCCGATGCGGCCGAAGCTCTCGCACGACTCATTGGCGAACGTAGGCGTGGTGCGGTGTTCCGTGAGGATTCCGGCGCTCGTCTGCGGCAGCAGACCGCCGTGGGCATCGTATCGTCCGTGGCATTGCGCGTGGGCGTGCCGGATATTTCGCCGCATTCATTGCGGAGGACGTTCTGCACGCTCTCCCGTGACGCCGGCGTGCCGGACAGGGACATCATGGCCGCAGGCGGGTGGAACAGTCCGCAGATGCTCGACTATTACGATATGGCGCGCCGAGGTCTGGATGGCAGGGCTGGCGATGGATTGCAGAGATTCTTGAATAATGGTTGACCAGGAATCCAACGGTGCTATTTACTGAAAAATAGTGGGGGTGGTTTGAATCCGCCCCCATTCGTGTGCCATTGTAGATCACTCAGTTACGCTTAACGCAGTGTGTAGCCAATTGTCCACTAATTCGGCTTCGTTGACTGGCTCGAAACACCATGCGTCTAATCCGACGTTGATCTCATTTTGATGCCTGCCGAACTCAAGCGGGTCATGCGCGTGCGTGTGTCCGTGCAGGAGCAGCGTGTTGTTCATGCGTGGTATCGCGTATTCGGCTAATTCCGGCGCGTTCCAATTGGTTGAGACTGCGCCTAGGGGTTTGCTTTGCGTGAAGTCTTCACGCCATTGGTAGTGGCTTAAAAATACCGTGTGTGGATTGTCGCCCCACACGTCTCTGATTTCGGTGATGCCGACCATTCCGACTTCCACGAACACGCTTGCCAACTTTTCCAGCGTGCGGGTGGAGCTGTGCAGTTCGTGGTTGCCGAGAATCAGATGCCTGTTCTTGCGTGGTACATGCAGGTTTTGGATGCGCATTATCGCTTGGTCTACGCTCCACGTACCACCGGAACTGATGTCTCCGAGGATGTAGAGTTCGTCTTCCTCGCCAACATACGTGTTGATGCTTCTGATGATGTCGGCATCATGCTTCCGCCAGTCAACACAGTTCTTGAGCGGCTTATGCTCATGTTCGGCTTGTTGTTTGATCGATGCATCCTTAGCGTATCCGGGTAGCGCGTAGCCACGTAATGCAGCCACGAAAGGGTGAGCGAAATGCAAGTCACTGGTAAACCACTTCATTTGTTGTCCTTCAACATGTTCCTGTAGATGCGTGTCCCGGCTTTTATAGCAAGTTCCGGCGTACTGTAGCAGCAGGGTTCCATGCATGGGCCTGATAGCGGGTGAATCGTCGGGTTATCAATGTCGAGGTCCACGCGGCATTCCTTGTATATCACGGGAACGTATACGCCTTCATCCTCGATAATCATGATCGCACTGTACTTGGGTTTGTCCTCGTCAATGTGTCCAAAAGGCTTGAAATTCGAGAGGTCGGGGGACGGCTTGCTATCACTTGTAAATACGAATTTCTTCGTGCTTGAAGTGTCATCCACGGTTCTCTACCACCTTCCCGTACTGCTTATCCCACTTGTCCAATGCTTCTAAAATGTTCGGCAGTCCAAAATAGTCGTAGTATTGGCTGTAACGTTCGCCGCTTTTCGTCTCGAATGCGATGGTCAGCATTTCGGGGTCATCGCCACAGGTTTCGCAGACGCAGAATGGCGAATAATCGTAGCCGACTACTCGTACCGGCTGATCGTCGCTTCCGTCGAACAGTTCCGGTGATTCGACTTGCAACACGCGCATCAGCAGTTCGTTCGTTGATTTACTGGTGGTGTTTTCCGTCATACTCCCCTACTTTCCGTTGACTTCGATTACCAGTTCTGTGTCACCACGCACGGTCGCCTTGATATCGTCGTTAAGCTGATTCGACAAATGCATGATGATGTCGGTGACAGTTTCGTAATTCAGTTTCGGGACAACGCTGATGCTCCCATAGCCGTTGGGCACGGCTTCGATATCGTTGCTGTACACCGGCATGGAGTATTGCGTCGCTCTTAACTCCTTGAGTTTTCCTGACATGACGGCTTCACCATCGTCCAGAATGGTTACCTTCTTGCCTAAATGCGTGGCGTTCAACTGTTCAGCCTTGATGATGACCTGTTTGCTCATTCCGAATAGCCTCCGATGAATTTTTGGCAGTTGGAGTCCAACTCGAACTCTTCGACGTACACGCCCTTGTCTCCGTGAAGCTCTTTGTGTTTGAGTGCGAACTTCCTACGTTTGAGATTGCGCACACGTTTGACCGCATGCTCTCGCGTGGCGTAAACGCCCATGACACTGACAAAACTTCCATAGAATGGAATGTCCCCGTGGTTATCGATATCAGCGGTGACGATGTAGATTCTCATGCGGGTATCCTTTCGTAGGATACCGTGGATGTTTCCGGTGGGAACGTGGTGCCTTTGCTGTTTGTGATCCGTTCCAATTCCATGAACTCTTCGACCGATATGGTGACGCTGATGTTCGTGCAATCATCCGTTATCGTGACGTATTCAGTTGGCGTTTGATGCAGTACGCCGTTTTCGTCATAGGACACGGCATCTGTGTTGATGATTTTCAGGATCACGCCATTCATGACGTTCTCCCATGTGGTTATCAGCTGTGGCGGATTACGTATGCCCTCCGCTTCTGCCTTGTCTGTGCTTTCGTAGTGGAATCCGAGTTTTATCAGCTTGTCTATAACGGGGGTTGTTTTCTTGGTGAAGTCGAGTACCGTCATTGTGTCTCCTTCTGTGATTCTAGTTGATGCCGCTGCTGCCGAATCCTTTATCGCCACGTTCGGTCGAATCCAGTTCGTTGACTGGCTCGAATTGCATGTGCGCGTATGGTAGGAACACGATTTGCGCTATCCGGTCTCCCTCATGGATTTCAAACGCCTGTTCGTCCATGTTTCGGAGGATTACGCAGACTTCGCCACGATAGTTCGCGTCGATTACGCCGGGTGCGTTCATCACGGTGATGTTGTGTTTCAACGCCAAGCCTGAGCGTGGGCAGACCAGTCCGACATATCCGGCTGGAATAGCCAGTCTCACGCCCGTATGCACGAGTGTCTGGCTGCCCGCGCAGATGATCGTATCCTCATTGCTTCTGAGGTCTGCTCCACCATCGTTCGTGTGAGCGTAGCTGATGTTATTGGTTTTGCCGCTGATGTGCATTTAGTCTCCGAACTTTTCGAGTATAAGCACGCCGATGATGCCGATGATCCAAGCGATTATCAGGATGATTGTGATACCGGCCAATGCGAGCAGCGGTATCCATATGGGTGCGAGCACCCATATCCACGGGTATGGGAATTGACCGCCGATTTTCAGGAGTGCCAACATGCCGGACAACAGTAGGAGGATTAGTGAGCAGTCGATGTTGGCTTTCATTCAATCCTCCGTGTAGAAGGTGAGCGTATGGAGTGCTTTTCGTGCGTCCAATTGCTCTCCGAACATGCCGTACTGTTTGACTGGTTCGATCACGTCTCGCATGTGATGCGCGTGATAAGTGATGGTCTTGCCCTTGTCGGTGATGCTGATGATGCTCACTGCCGGTTGTCCTTTCCGACGAGTCCCCAAATATCGTCCACTGGAGTGGTTTGCTGCATCAGCATGTACACGTCCGCGATGCAATAGATTGGGTGTCTGCCTTCCTTGCGTACCGGGGTGAGCTTGCCCCTGTGCGCCCATGATTTCAACGTGTTCGCGGATACGAGGTATCCAGCCTGTTGGAGTTTGCTTCTAATGTCCGAAGCAGTCCCCGTGTAAGTGCTGTGTTTAATCTTGTCTTGCATGAGTGTCCTCAAAAAGTTGATGTTCCAAACGTTCCTGCATCCACGGCATTTGACTTGTTTTGCCGTCTCGTCAGCGCTTAACGGCATGTTGCAGTCAGTGTTGGGGCAATTGCCCAAGCTAACCGTATGGCCTTGATTCAACAGGCGCTGGCACTTGTCGCGGGCGATGCGGATTTCAAGCGCGTACACGGGTGTTGCCGTTGAGCATAGACACGCGGGTTCGCCTTGCTTGGTTTTCTTCACGGCTATCCGCTGCGCCAACACGTTCAACGGATCGTGATTCAGGTATTCGACGCCTAAGCATTTAGCGAACGCGGATAGTGTGCCCCACACGCTATCCATGTGTTCGTCACCCTCATACAACAGGTCGAACACTTGCTCCCTCAACGGCGGATTATCAGAGTATCCTCCCCCGCCACCATCAGCGTCATGATTCTTGTTGATGCGGTTCATCTTGTCGGTTTCCAAGTAGCCGATGTTCTTCGTGAACCATTCCAAGTCGGCTAGGAGCCGCTGTTCACATTCAGGGCAGAGTTGCCTGGTATCGTCTCGTTCACGCCCGCAACGCAACAGTTTGCAGTCAGCCAATCGCACGCCTTCCAAAATCATGGTATGTTGATTCCGCACCGGTGCCCGAAGGCGTGCGATTAATGCCGGAACATGTCTAGTATACCGGTTGCACCCAACCTTGCAACCGGTATTGGATTAACGTCTCAAACAGTCTCCCGCTTCCGTTTTCTCTTCTCGGGATGAAGCAGGTAGTAGTTGCGTTCGTAGGCCGCCTGTTCCTCACGGCTGAAATGGTGGAATGTCGGACGATGCGCAAGCTTGTATCGGCGGTTGCATTCCAAGACTTGCTCACGGTGGGCCATCC